AACTTCAACCACACCATCACTACCTTGTTTCTTATCTTCTGAGTGGCCTCTCCATACATCAGGTATGTAGAACTCAGGACGTTCATCCACATACCTACGACTGATCTCATTCCAACGTAGGAATTTATGCTTGACTAACTGTCGTGCCACAAAGACAGGTGCTTTGACATGGAAGGTAGCAAAGGCATGACCAAAGGGTGACATGTGTTTGTGCTTGGCTAGGTACTGGATCAGCTTGGTATCTTTCTGTGACATAACATAGACACCCTTAACCATATCAATACACTCAAGCTCACTCTTCTTACCAAAGCTAACTCTAGCTGCATTGACCACACTAAGATCACTACCCATGTGGTCTACGTATGTTGCTTTAATCATATTTATTCTCCTACATTACTTGGTTCATAGACTGCACCATTGTACTTACCGCCTGTCTTTTTTGTACCAACCTCTACTCCATTGTTACAACCAAAGACAACCAGTAATAATACTATTGCAATAAACATGCACGATCTCTTTGTCCACTTTATGAACTCTTCAAAAGTTCTTTCAGCTTCTATCTGTGATGACTCTCTTGGGGTCATGCTACTACCTCGCAATCCTAGAATCTCTTGCAGTGCAGGAAAATCCTCTTCTAAATCAGCTATGACTTGATCCATTTCATCTGGTGTCATGCTACGTACCTCGCAATCTTGTACTCTAGGTCTGTGTGTACAATGCCATGCCACCCAGACAGTTTGTTCTTGACCACATTGATGTGGCGTTGATTGTCTTCTTCCTCTTGTCCCTCTACGGTAGGGTTCTTAGAGATCATCAGCATCAGGTCAGCTTCTGCTGCCTTACCTGTTCGTGATCCTTCCATCATGGCTTGGTTGAGTACAACCTTGCCCTCTGCCTCGGCTGATAGCTGAGACATGTAGAACACCGCACACTCTTGTTGCTTTGCAATCTGCCTAGCATGTACAGCATTAGCCTTGAGTGCCTCGTCAGGACGTGAGAAGCCACTAGTACGTGCAAACTTGTCACCCATATCAAGGATCACAATGTCGGGCTTGTATGACTTGCATACAGACTCAACCCAGTTCATGTCACGACTAGTCGCATCCTTGAACATGATCTTGTCACGGATACGGTTGAAGATAGACAGTGCCTCTTGCTTATGTTTCACAATCTCGAACTTGTCCATACCAGTAGCTGCCGTGATGTAACGGTGGGCAACACGATGGTATCCCTCTTCGTTACACAACACAATAACACGTGCGCCTTGCCATGCAAATCCATTCGGCCCTGCTACCAGTGAGGCATGGAAGGATGTCTTGCCAGTGTTAGGTCTAGCACCTACCTCAATCAAGTGTCCTGCATTGATACCCTCTACCTTACGTGTAAGGGTAGGGATGTTGAACGTCCACTGTGACTCAAGGTCAGTCATAGCAAGGATAGTATCAAGGTTGATATCTTCCCAATCAATACGCAGGTTAGGTGTGAAGTCATCACCATACTGCTCAAGCATATCACGTAGTGGCTCAAGGCTAGACTTGCTACCGTTCACATAGTCAAAGCCAAGGTTAGCAATGTCCTCGCCAATGACCTGTTGGAACAACTTGGATAGCACCTCTTGTGCTACGTCACTACCCATAGGCCGTTCCTTCTGTACCTGTTGGAACAGATGACTGTATGCTTGCTTCTGTGCTGTGGTGAGGGTTGGGTTATTAGCCATGAACAACGCCTCAATCTCCGCAGGTGTTATGGTACGTTCATAACGATCCATAGCAGTGTCAATAGACTGCTTGATCTTACGTACATCTTTGCTGAATAGCCTGTCGGGACAACGTGCGCCACGATGCTCATCATAGAACTCTTTGTCCATGAGGCTACGTATTAATGATAATTCCATGTGTCAGTCTCCTAGTGTTGTAAGGTTATCAAAGTCGGTAGGGTTTCTGTATTTCAAATCGTCAGTCAAGTACAGTATCTTTACTGTATTAACGTGTTGTCGTAAGTCTCTTGCAAATTGCAGTGTCTTGGGTAAGGCATCGGGGTCTAATGCAATTATTGCTGTTGAGAACTGCGACAAGTACCTCTTGTGTCCACTGGACAATGATGTACCCAACACTGCGACCCCGACATATACACCACCATCACCTACAATAGCAGCACTCACGCAGTCCTCAACAACTACAGCCGTTTTACCACACCCATGAGCATATGGCAAGTGGCTTTTTCCATATCTCTTCCACTTAGGTATACGTTTACCCAGTGATCTGCCTGTGGCATCGACCATAACATTGTTGTGTACAACAGGGAACACCACACGATGTTCCTTAACGTCATACAACAACCCTAAATCTTGTGGGTCTATAGCCCACTCATCACAGAAAGGCTTGAGCTTTTTGTTATCACGCACAAACCAATCAGGCTTTGAGAAAGTTGCAGTGTGTGTCTCTTCTGCAACACTACCCAAAGACTTGCGAATGTCATCTGCACTCAGGGTAGTACGTGTACCACCTGATGCAGTGCAACTAGCCTTGTAACAATTCCATATGATAGAACCCATGTTGTTTGTAACAGTAAAAGTATTCTTAGTATTACATACAGGGCATGTCATACGTTTAGTCTCACCATTAACAAGTGATAGATCATTTATAATATCTTTTATATTCATAGTATATCACTTTCTATGTTGTTCGTTCCACTCAAGGATACACTTATGTTTCTCTGTGTCAAGGCATTATTTGCACTTGCATACGAATGCTTTAGATAAGGCTTAACAGAAGAGATATGATTGTGTCCTGTCACCGACATAATCTGATTGATTGGTACACCTTCCTTGTCCATCTGTGTTACTCCTGTCCTACGTAAGTCCATAAGCCGTAGCTCTTCGGGTAGTTTAGCTAGTCGCATAACCCTTCGCCCTACCTTGGACAATCTTTCCATAGCATATGGATTGTATGTACCGTCAACAGGACGTGGGTGTGGTGCTACGTAACACTGAAACCCAAAGTCATTCTTCTGTTCCTTGAGCATGTGTAGTAGGCTGTCAGATATGGGTAGACTTACGTCAGCCCTACGTTTACTCTGTTCCAGTTCAAGCACACTGTTATCAAAGTCTACGTTGTCCCACGTTAAGGTACGCATGTCACCCAGACGTTGACACCACTCGTATGCCATATGAACAATCAAGCCCACATTCCTGTACTCAAAGTCACTGTATGCAACATCAAGGAACTTGTTCACCTCACCGTGTGACCACACCACCTTCCGTTGTTCTGGTGACTTACGTTTGATGTTTGCCCAAGGATTATACGTAGTATGCTGCATGTCGATGGCGTAGTTGTATACCCTACTGGCACATGTTGCCGCATGATTGGCAAAACTTATGCCACGTTTGACCCACTCTTCATATGCTTGCTTTGCAACCTTGGCGGTAACGTACTCATACTTACGCCACCCCATTGTCTGGTGCAGCACAGTGAGAAAGTACCTATAATCTACTTTAGTTGTATCACGTAAAGCATTGAAGTCATTAGACATATAGTAATAGTTAATCAGATCAGTCACCTTGCTGCTTGACTTTATTCGTACAACTTGTGCTTGTTCTGCACGATATGTATCAATCTCTTTGTTATGTTCACGTGCGATCTTACGTACCTGTTTTAAGTCACATCCATATTCCTCACGTTTGACCACGCCCTCATCTACAAGGTTCTGTGGTGGGTTGAAACGGTATGAGATGTCACCCGTAGGTGACACTCGTTCTTGTACATATCGTGGTAGTGTTTTCATAATTTTGATAACCTCGCCATTTCCGTTTCTTCTGCGTGACAGTTAGCACAAAGTATAACACACTTACGCATTTCCTTTTTTATTGTTTTGATAGGGCATGTAGTCATGTGACCTACTGCCCCTCTTTTTGTTTTAGGGTCAACGTGGTGAAATTGTAAAGATGCATAGTGTTTTTTGTATCCACACATAGAACACCCATACTTTAATTTTACTCTACTGATAAACGCACGTCCTCTTAAATGCCTCTTGAGGTTGGACTTAGTGCTATACCCAGCCTCGTTGTATTTCATGCAGCTTCCAGTTCAATGAACTTACTGTCAGATACCCACTTGGATACCTCTTGCTCACGTGACCACATACTGATAGCCTGTGTATCATTGCCAGTGTTACGCAGGTTGAACCCATTACGTTCATCAGCATACGATGCATAGTTGGTGAAGGCAGAATACAATGCCCACTTGTTGTGACCACGTTGTGATGCTTCTTGCATGTACAAGCTG